CTTCAGGATCGATGAGCCGGAAGTCGCCGGCGCGTAGTCGGTGCCCGATACTGCATTCGCGAAGCCGCCGCTGCTCGCCTTCAGGATCGATGAGCCGGAAGTCGCCGGTGCATAGTCGGTGCCGGATGCGGCGAAGCCGAACGTGCCCGAGCCGGTTCTCTTGACGATGCCCGTCGACGAGAGCGCGGCAAGCGCATCGAGATCGGCGTCCTGTGCCTCGGCGCCGAGGTTGGAGCGCGCCGTCGATACCGACGGCAGATCGGAGAGATTTTTCCCCGCGATCAGTTCGCCGTCGATGTTGGGATCGGTGGGTGCGGGCGATGTCGAGGAATAGGCATTTCCCGTCGCCTTCAGGTGCGCATCGCTTGCATGTGCGCCGTCATAGGTTATCGGCACCGTGCTGAGAGACGCCGACCAGAACGTGTTGCCGCCGGCGTTGTAGGCCCCGTTCACCGGGCAGGTATTGGTCACATGCAGAAACTTGAACCCGGTGGCCGACCCAGGCAGGGAGATGGATTCGAGCTTCCAGGAATTGTTGCGGATCGCGACCTCGCAGAAGTTCGAGCCTCCCGATCCTGTCGACACCACCACATCCTCCACGGCCGTCGCACCGTTGGCGGTGTCGGTGGTGGGGTCAAAAGCATTGTCGAGTATCTGCGTGAGACCACCGACGGAAGCCATGTAGACGTTGCCGCAGCCGGTCTGCCCATACATCTTGTTGCGGGCCACGATCGTCCCGGCCGACCCTTCCGAATAGATCTGATAGTCCCCGCCCGAGCAGCTCGATCCGTTGCCGTTGAAGATGTTGTCGGTGATGCGCCAGTCGGTGAGGTTGCCGCATGAACCCGCGACGCCATAGAAGCCGCCTCGCGAGTTGTTGATGATGCGGTTGTTCGAGAACTTGTTGTCGGGCATCCCCGCGCTGATGCAAGTCGTGCCGTCGGCCGCAACCGATGTCAGCCTGATGGCGTGGCCCTTGGTGTTCAGGATGAAGTTGTTCCGGAGGATATTGTTGCCGGCGCGCAGGACAACCAGATCGTTCTCGGTCGACTGATTAGTGCTATTCCCGTTGAGCTGGCAATTGTCGATGATGACCTGCCGCCCGGTCGTGCCGTTGTTCGCGTAGCCATAGGACGCAATCATATAAGTCCCGGCATTTGTCGGGAGCGTGAGGACCGTCGTGTCGGGGCTGTCGCAATCGATCTCGACGCGCGCGTTCGGAAGCACACAGCCCTTCAGCACATAGATGCCGGACGGGATGTGGATGCGCCCGCCCGACGCGAGCGGACCGGACATCACCGCGTTGCACGCCGAACTGTTGTCGGTGGTGCCATCGCCGACCCAATTTGCCGTTGCGTTGTGGGTGGCGATCAGGACGTCGCTGACGGTGAGAATATCGGCGGGCGCGAGGCCCGAGTCCGAAGCCTGCTCGCCCGACGCGGTGAGGACATGTCCGGGCGTCAGGACCGCCGGCGCGTTGATCGGATTGGGGACCTGCGCGCCTGCGGTGTCGGCGAGCGCGGCGAATGCCAGAACAATAACAAGCAGTCTCTTCATGGATATCTCCTTCACGGGACTTGCAGCCAGGCGGTGCGGAACGCCGACCAGCGCACCTTGCGCCAGCCGTAATTCACGGCGATTTCGAGATAGTCTTGGCCTTCGATCTGGCCGCTGGCCGGATACATGCGCAGGGCGTGTGTGCCGTCGCCGGCGTTGCCGAATTCGTCCTTGAGCGTGACCACGTCGCCGTCGAGATCGGGCGTAGGCAGATTGCAGGTGAGGATGCCGCCCGAAGTGTTCCTGATGCCATTGTAGCCGAGCGCGAGCGCGGCGGGACCGGCCGCGACGTTTGCGCTCCCGCCCGGCATCTGCACGTTGGTGACGCGTTGCGCGTAGGACTGATAGTGCCTTAGCCGGACATTGCCCGAGGCGTCGCTGCTGAACAGGGCGCAATCGCCCGCCTTCACCGCGATATCGACCCCAGCCGGCAGGAGAAGCGAAGTGGCGTCGTATGTAAGTGTGAGGGCGCTCTGGAACCGGATAAAGAAGATCGAGTTCGCCGGCACGGTGATGGCGTTGATCGTCGTCGTGCCGGTGACGTTGATCTTGGGCGTCGTAACGGCCGAGAGATCGAGCGTGCTTGCCGAAGCAACCGTGGTTGCGATCGCGCCGGAGATAAGCTCGTCGGGTGTCTGCGCCGCGCGCGTGTAGTGGCGGATGCGGACGTTCCCGGAACCGTCGGTCGTCACGATCGCGGTATCGTTCGCCTTGGTGATCAGGTCGAGATTGCCGGGGATCATCAGCGACGCGGCGTTGTAGGTGATCGTAAGCGTGCCCGCGAACCGCACGAAGAACAGCGCATGCGGCGGGGCGGTGATGGCGCCGATGTTCGTCGTGCCGGTGATCCTGATCTTGTTGGTCGTCACCGAAGTGAGGTCGAGCGTGGCGGCCGACGCCACGTTCGCCTCGACGATATTGCCGCCGACGAAGATGTCCTGGACGAGCTGCGCGGCCGTTACGTTGCCGATGCGGCCCGAAACCGACACGACCTCGGCCGACAATCCATCGATCTTGTACCAATGCCCGCCGTGGAAAACCGCGATGTCCTTCGCGTTCCATTGCGTGATGCCGTCAAGGTTGGTCGCGCCGGCGACAGACACCGTGTACATGTAGCCTTCGGTGCCGACACCGGTTGCGAGCGCAGGGTTGTTGATGTTCGCGTTCCACACGCCCTGCCACTTGTCGGCGAACGCCGTCGCCACCGCCTTGGCGTAGCTCGGCACCGTCACGCCGCCGATCGGCGACAGATCCACGTCGTCGGCCGAGCCGCCCTTCATGATCTCGATGAAGAGCGCCATCGCAGCCCGCGCGGACTGGACCTCGGTAAAGAGACTCATGGGTCCTCGCTCGAATAGGAATCGTCGGGGCTGCGGCCCGCGCCGTTCTCGCCATGGACGGCGATGCGCAGATGGTTCCAGGGGCCGCCATCGGCGATTTCCATCGCCGGGTAATAGGTATAGCCCGGTGTCGCGACGTTATAGCCGCGCAGAGCCGTCCACGGATCGCTGTCGCTCATGCGCGCCCAGACGACCACGCCGTAGGCCGCCACGTTGGGTATCGCGTCCCAGGTCCAGCTGCCGATGTTGCCGCTCGACCAATGCGTAAGGGTCGTGATCGGACCGACATCGCCGGGCGGCACGTCGTCGACGCCGTCCGCGTCCAGCACGAAGAACACCGATGGACCGGAACCCGCGTCGCCGGCCGCCACGATCGAGAGCTGCGTCATCCCGGCAGGAACGTTGAACGGGGGCAGCGTCGCATAGCCGCCGACCGGCGACTGATTGAAGCGCAAGGGATCGCCGTAGCTGCCGCCCGGAAACGCCTTGTGCTTGACCAGGTAATATGTGGCGGAAGCCGCACCGGTTATGGTGAGCGTTAGCGCAATTTGCCCGCCCCCGGCGTCGGTCTCGCTGCAGGTCACCGCAGTGATTGTGAGGTCCACGACCGGTGTGTCGCCGGGGTCGTTGGGATCGTCGGGCGGATCGCCTTCGTCGGCGGTGTGGACGCGGGAGTCCTCGATCGCGACCTGGACGGCCGTCGTCACGCCATCCTGCGGCGACATCCTGATCACGATGGCATCGCGAGGCGCGACGGTGCCCTGGCCGAGCGAGGCCCGCGGGCGTTCCTTCTGCAGCCCGTCGCCGCTCCACACCGGCCAGTCGCGCGGATGCGTGCCGGCATATTTGCCCGCGATCGTCGCTGTACCGAGCAGGCGCACGAGCGTGGTGCGCGGATCGACCGCTTCCTGCGCGATGATCTCGCATTCGACGGGTCCATAGGTCTGGCCGTCCGGAGACAGGATGCGAATGAGCAGCTGCTCTTCCTCTTGGCCTTCCGGCACGGTGTAGGGCTCGGACAGCGTCAGCACGTCGCCGGCGTCATCCTCCAGGAGCGCTGTGACATCGGCCGCGAACCCCCAATTCGGCATGTAGTGCGAGAACGAGACGAGATCGCCGAACATGCAGGCGCGTCCTTCGAGCTCGGTCTGGAAGTCGACGATGCGCCGGCGATAGCGGTTGGCCGCCACCATGTAGATGCCCTCGCGCCAAGCGTGGGCGTAATCGGTGATACCGAAGATCGAAAGCTGCGGCGCCGTCTCCAGTGTGGCGTCGCTGTCGTCGAACTTGCAGAGCACGGAATGAGGTTGCCAGATGCGCGCATCGACATAGTTGATCGTGAGCGCGTCGACCGTATTCACATCGTGCATGGCATAAGTGATCTGCAAGCTGTTCGGCAGGATGTTGCGCGGCGAAAACCCGGCATGTGGGATGGTGCGCGGCTCGTCGCGCACGAAGGTCATTGTCGAGCCCGCCATCACCATGCGCGTGCGGCCGACCTGCACGATCGCCTGGATGGCTTCGAGCAAGCTCTGCTGGCTGTCGAAGACACCGTCGAAGAAGTCACCGCGCTCGGTCCAGATCGGGTCGAGATCGGCGAGCTTGTCGAGGTCGATACGCCTGGGCGTGGCCGGAAGCTTTCCGCCATTGTCGCTTGTCGCGGCATAGATCGCGGCGGCGGCGATCGAGCGCGTCGGCGCAGCGGCATCGAACGCCTGCGAGACCTTGTTCCACATCGGCAGCTTGCGCGTCTTCAGAACCTTGATTTGGTCGGCGCTGTTGGAGTTGAGGTTCGATGTCGCCGTCGCCATCAGCGCCATCATCGTGCAGCCGGGATAGACGCCCTGGCTCGGCAGGAAGCCGCGCATCGCAAGCCAGATCAGCAGATCCGCGGTCTGGCCGCCGGTCTTCTTCTGGTTGGTGCGCTTTGCCCTGATGCGGTAGCGCGCCGGTGTTTCGAAGTCGTGGCGATAGGTCCGGCGCACGGCATCGCGCTGCGCCAGCGTGAGCGTGAGTGTGAGGATGCTGAAGAAATCGCCGACCGGCGTGCCGCTGTTGTCGATCTGCTGCGCTTCGAAGGTGAAGGCGACGGTGGCGTTTTCGATGCCGTGGTCGCCCTGGAAGAACAGACCCTCGGGCAACTGGATATCGATCTCGACGGCAATTGCGGCGGTGCCGGGCTTCGAGACGACGAACGGCCCGAGATAGCCGTAGTCGGCCTCGTTGGTGCCGAGCAGTGTGACGCCGGAGATATCGCCCGACGTGACGACATTGTCCGGGAACAGCGTGACCGACGAGCCGGGCGGTACGAACTCGAGCTGGATTTCCGGGAACGTGCCGGTATAGGCGCCGTCCTTCCAGATCGGGTTGTCGCCGATGTGCACCTCGTTGATCTCGAAGGACCCTACGCCGAGGTTGAACAGCTCGTAGAGGTTCTGCTTGTCGTCGGTGAAGTTGAACCACGGCTGGGACGCCAGATCGGGCACGTGCAAAAACCGCCCGAAATGCTCCGGCACCATCTGCGCCAGGCGCGCCTGGTTGGACTGCGCATTGAGCGAATACGTCGGCGATTGCTGCGGCGTGCTCGGCAACGCCTTGGGCTTCGGCATGAAGGCCGAGATCAGGAGCTGGCCTGCGATCATGATCACGGCGAAGGCGATCGCGGTTGCGACGTTCAGCGCGATATCGAGTGAAGTGGCGAGGAACGTCCCGATCGGACCGGCGATGAGCGTCGCAACCACGATCAGCGCGATCTGCGCGATGATGGTGAGGATGGCGGAGCCGCCCTTGCCGCCTGCCGGGAAGGTGAGCAGCACGGCGGTTTCGTTGTCGTTGAGCGCTGCCGCGTTCCAGTCGTCGCGCCGCACGAGTTTGTTGTCGCGCACGAGCAGTGTCTTTGGCGGGATGCGCCAGCCCGCGAGCTCCACGGCATCGAGCACGCCGATCGGCTCGTCGGTCTCGTAGATGCGCGCGCCGACATGCGGCGCGGCGGGATTGACGACGTGAACGATGCGCGCGGTCACGTGGGCCTCCCGCGCCAGGCATGGAAGCGCAGCCGGCCCCAGCCCTGCGTCTGCAGCAGCACCCACGACTGGAACTGGACGCCCGCGCCCTCGATCGTGTGCAGCACGCCGCCGCCCTCGACGTCGAGCCAGACGCCTACGTGCCGGCGCTGGCCCTTACTGAAGACGGCGAGCGCGCCATGTTCCGGCCTCTCGACTTCGGGCCAGCCGTCGCGCACGCGCGGGTCCTGGAGAATGCCTATCACCGCCTGGATGTCGTCGGGATGGCCCGCCACCGGGAGCTCGCGGCCAAACAGCTTTTTCTGGCAGTCGCGCGACAGACCCCAGCAGCCGAATTCCTCCGGGCCGTTGCCGTCCTCGCGATAGGGGATCGCGAGCACGCTACGGACATAGGCGGCCGCGGCCGCGCGCTCAGCGGTCGAGACCGGCATGGTTCCTCGTCGTGTAAAGCATCTTGCCGAAAGGGCTGTTCAGGAAGTCCTCAAAGCCCGCTGTGGCGGTGACCTGGAGCACGCCGGCCTTGACGCTTTTGACCGTCATGCCGTCGAGCACGAATTGTGGCGTGGTGAGATCGTCAGACAGAAACGACCTGTATGTCATCGCAAACGGATCGGTGCTCTCGGTCGCCTTGTCGAGCCAAGGCATCATCGCCGCGCCGGCGTTGGAGATCACGATCTGGAACGTCGGCATGCCCTGGTCGCTCGATTCCGGCAGCTGCGCCGTGAAGGCCGCCGCCTGGAAGAGCACCGTCTGGCCGCCGTTCATCGGCGCGTCGGCTTCGAGTGTGGCGTTGAGATCGAGGATGCGGTTGACGATGCGCACCGCGACCACTTCCTCATGCTCGTCGATGAACAGCGGATTGCGGAATTCGAGCGTGTCGAGCTCGGCAACGTCGGGATCGTTCGAGAAGTAGTAGTCGCGCAGATCGTCGGAGACTCCGGTCATGTCACCGCCGTCTGGTAGTCGCCAACGAGATCGCCGAGCGCGGCGACGATGTCCTCGAACGAGTGCGGGTCGCCATAGGCGGCCATCGCCGCGAAGGTCTGCTCGGCCGACCAGGGCGCGAGATCGGCGACTTCGAGCTGACACGACACCAGCCAGTCGCCAGCCGCGCGTCCGGCCTTCAGCGTGCCGGCGACGACGCGCACGGCCTGCGTTTCATACGAGCCGCCGCGGAACATCGGCATGGTGAACCACCCCATGCCCTTGCGCGCGCGCCAGTAGAGGAAGCCGCGAAAGACCGCGAAGTCGTTGTCGACGAACGGCATCGACCATTCGTAGATCGCTGGCTTCTGGCGCTGATGCCGGACCTGATCGAGCTTGCCGTAGGTGAGATCGTCGCGGTTCAGATCGTCGGGGATGACATGCGCGAAGGTTTCGTTGAGCGGCTCCGCTTCGAGCACGGCCACCGGCCAAGGCTGAAGAGAGCCGTCATCGAGCGGCGGCCCGATATGCGCGGTGAGCGCGACGCTGTTCATCACCGGCGCGCCGAGACCTTCGAGCTTGGCGCTCACGTTCCAGCGGCCGTCCTGGCGCTCGCGCCGGTCGATGCTGCCCTGAACGAAGCGCACCTGGAGGAGCTGGTAGGCATTGTCCATCCAGACCGGCATCAGGAACCAATCGCCGTCGCGCAGCGCGCTGTCGATGAAGCCGCGGTAAATCTCGTACTGCAAAGCATCCCACAGCCACCGCATCATGTAGACGTCGTAGGCGAGATCGTTCACGAGCCGCTGGCGCGGCGTGCCCTGGTCGAAGGACGTCCGCACGCGCGCATCGCCCACCTGAAACAGATAGTCGGCGCTGAAGGGCGCGATCGGCAGAACATCATCCGGCCATGTGATGAGATCGAGCGCGCTCATCCCGCCACCTTTCGCGTGAGGCCGAAGGTCTGCTGCAACGTCTTCACCAGCGAACCTTTGCCCTGCTGCACGTTGGCGGCCATGCGCTGCTCAAGCTGCTGGACGATCACGTCGACGTTAAGCCCGCCATTGCCATCCGGCTTTGCCTGCGCGCGGCTCGTCTGGCCGTCGAGATTGTGGACGGTCACCTTCACCTGCATCGGCTCGTTGCTGTTCGCCGCGCGCGCGATGTGATCCGGCAGCTGCACGACGGTCGGCCGCGACAGCACGGCCGCGATCAGCGCGTTGGCGTTGTCCATCTGGCGCGGCGTGAAGACGCCTTCGCCCTCCTTCAGGATCGCGGGCACTTCACCGGGACGGCCGACGCGATCGACACCCTGGTGATAGCGCGGTGCGCCAGAGAATGCCGACACCGGCATCGCGCGCGTGAACGTGGACTCGCGGCCCGCGATGCCGCCGCTATGCAAACCCGGAATGTAGAAGCTGGGCACACCGAAGTCCCCAGATAGCGGTCCGCTCCCATAACCGCTCATCCCGCCGAAGCTCGCGTAGCCACCGCCGCCGAAGATATCGCCGAGCCCGCCCGTGATGCTCGCGGCAAGCTGCTGCATAAGCTTCTCCAGATAGATCTCGTAGATCATCTTCAGGAGCATCTTTTCGAAGAGCTGCAGGAAGTCCTGGAGCGCATTCTTCGAGTCCATGACCGCGTTGACGAAGAGGTCCTCGAAGCCGGTGCTGAGCTCCTCGGTGTAACCCTTGGCTCGCGCAGCCTGGTTCTGCGTGGTGTCGGCCATCTGCTTCATGGCCGCCTGCACGCCGCTCGACCAATCCCGCGCTTTCTCAAGCGAGTCCGTCAGCGCCTTGTCCATCTTGTCGGCAAAGATCGCGTTGATCCTCGACAGCTCTTCCTCGCTGATGTTCGCGACGCCGCCGAGCGCTTCGATCGTGCCGTTTCTCCAGTCGAGCGCATCTTGTTGTGCGTCGCGCAGTTGTTTGCCCACATCGGCGAACGCGCCTGAGAGCTGGGCGTATTGAGCTTTCACGTCCTGGATAGCCGCCGCCTTTTCATTGGCAGCGTTCTTCTGTTCGCCGTATTTTTTGTACGCGGCGGCAGCTTTCTCGATCAGGGGGATGAGGTCTGCGAAGCCTTCCTTCTCTGCCTTCTTCTCCAGAGCGGTAAAGACCAACAGTCCCTTTTCGACTTCGAGCTGATCGCTCAGCTTCTTTCGCGCCTGTGCGCTCAGGCCGGCAGCATCGGCCGACTGAACAGCCGTCACGGCCTCCAGGCGCTCCGCTTCTACCGATTTGGCGAGATCGGCGATCTCGTTGACGATGGCTTTGCGCTTCTCCTCGTCCGCATGGCTCGCCTTCGCTGTCGCGATCGCGCCGGCGTCCTGTGCTTGCGTCAATGCTTGCTGGTTGGTGATGAGACTGGAGCCCGCCTGCAGGAGCTTGATCTTGGTCTCGATCGCACCCTTCTCTGCGGCGGTCCTAGCCTTCGCCTCCGCGACCTGGAGAACCGCGATTTGATGATCACGGGTCGCCTGCGGGATGTACTTGCCGGTGGCGTCGGTTACTCGGCCGATCGCGTCCGTGACCGCCTGGTAGGCGTCCTTCATCTTGCCGAGGGTTTCGGCGCTGTCTTTGGCCCCGGAGTGGATGCCGGCGAAAAGCCTTGCCTGCTTCTCTTTCAATTCGTCCAGCTTGAACGCGTCAGGATTGACCTCGCGCGCAACAGCATCCGCAGCCACCGACTTCGCATTAGCCGCGGCGGCGGCCGAGTTCTTGTTGCTCTCTGCGGTGCTCTTTGCGAGCGCGGCGGTGAGATCATCGACCGCCTTCTTGTCGGCGGCGAGCTGCGCGCGCCAGTACCAAGTTCCTCCGGGAACGGCGCCAGCCGCAGCCGTATCGTTGGCGAGGACTTGTTTCGCCTGCGCGAGTTGCTCCGCCAGCGTGCCACCACCTGCAGCAATCATCTGCTGATGCCAGGCGTTGCTCGCGGCTGTCCAGACCGCGTCCCAAGCACCCGCGAGCCCCCGCACATGCGTGGCAGACGTGTCGAGTACTTTGTCGAGCGCGGCGTAGAGAATTTTCTGCGCGCCGACCTTGTCGCCCTCGGCGTCGAGTTGGTGGATGCGCGTGAGCTGCGTTGCGTTGAGGGCGCCGAGCTTGTCGTTGAGCTCCTCCGCGCCCTTCTTCGGGTCGGCAAAAGACTTCGCCAGATCCTCCGATGCCTGCTCGGCGTTTTGGCCGGTGGCATCGGCATAGCGCTTCGTCATAGCCGTCAGACCGATCAGCACCTGTCCCGCGATGCGTCCGGTTTTGGCGTAGGTCTCGGCCCACTTCTCTGTCGTCGCGATCGACTCGCCCGTGGCGGATGCCGTCTGGTGCGCGGCCTGGGTGATTTGCGCACCCGTGACGCCGGACATGCGTCCGATGCCGGCAAGCTCCGCTTCGAGCTTTCGAGACCGCTCTTCGGCTTGCTCGGTCGACACCGCGAATGCGGCCACCGCGATGGCTACGGCAGCGAGACCGACGGCAATCAGGCCGATTGGTCCAAGCAGCTCCGCGAGCTCGCCGATCGCGCCGAACGAACCCCGGAACAGCATCATCTGTTCGCGCGTGATGCCGAGCTCGCGGCCGAGGTGCATCGCCTCGTGCGTGAGATGCTCGGTGTGCGCCTCGGCTTCTTCGGCACCCTTGCCGAACTCATTGAGACCGGCGCGGGAAAGCGCGAGCTTTGCGGTCGCGCCGGCGACGATCGCAGTGAAGGCCTGATGGTCGATGCTGCCTGCCTTGAGCGCAGCCGCCGCCTGCGTGACGGTGGACTTGTAAGCATTCTGCGCGGCCGACATGGCTTCGAAGGCCTTCGACGCCTTCGCGCCCGCAGCTGCCTGCGCAACGAGTCCATCGACTTCTTGTCTGCGGGCTACGCCTGTCGCTTGCGTGACCGCAGCTGCACTCGCGGACGCGCGCGCGAGCCCCTCTGTTGCCTGCTTCGCGACGTCGATGCCGCCGCCCATCTCGACGCCTGCAGCGCCCGTCCGCTTCGCAGCATCTTTCAGCGCATCGAGCGAGGTGACGCCTTCGGCCGCGGCTCCGACCAGACCGGTGTTGTCCATGGTAAGGACGGCACGAACGGCGAGACCAGCGCCGCTCATGCGAAGGTCCTCAGCGGCGTCTCAGCGCCGGCGCAGAACCTCTTCCTGACGGCGGATGTGGATGGTGAGCGCCTCGGCTTCCATGACGCGCACGCCGTCGAAGGTCTGCTCGTCGAGCTCGACGTTGAGGATCTGTGCGATCGCAGGCAGCACCGTGTAATCGAGACCCGAGCGCATGACGAGAAGATGGCGGCCGGCGACGATCGCTTCGCCGCGCCATTGCGACATGGCGCGCAGGAAGATGCGCACCGCGCCCCGGTTCTCCGGCTCGACCTCGATGACGTTCGATCGCGCATCGCGCTGCTGTTCCGCCTTGAGCTGTGCGATCTCCGCCTCGGACACGCCCAAGGCGCGGAGATCTTCGAAGACCTGTTCGCCGCCGTCGTCCGCGCCTTCGCCCATCAGGGCGCGGGCGACGGCCTTCAGTTTTTTGCTGCGCGCAGCCCGACCATCTCCATGTAGCCGCGCACAAGGCCTGCGACCGCGTAGGGAAGCGCGAGCATCGCAGGGATTGCGACCGCATCATCGACAACCGTACCGCCAGCGTTCCTGAAGTCGGCAAAGCCCACGAGGACTTCTTCCAGCAGCGGACGATCGCCCTGCTTCTTCACGCCTTCGGTGCTGCCGATCGCGCGGCTGACCGGTGTGCCGGCGAGCTCTTCGAAGCGGTCGTTGTCGATCACCTTGAAGCGCGCCTTGAGCTCCTGCTCCTGGAAGCCGCCGCCGTCGAGCGGCACGCTGATCTTGCAGGGCCAGATGATGACACCGGGAGTGTCCTTGAAGACGAACGAGACTGTGTTGTTCGCGGTCATCAGGCCACCTTCAGATAGAACGGCGTCGTGCCGGTGAAGTAGAGCGGGATGTCGTAGTGCAGGATGCCGTTGACATCCGTTGTCGTCGGCTCGCCGAGCTGCACCAGCTGCGAAAAGAACACATTGCGGTTGCCGCGCTTGTTGCCGTGCCGGATGCCGAGCGAGCTCAGCGTCTTGTTGCGGAAACGCGTGACCCAGTCGGCATGCGCGATGGTGTCGGCCTCGATCTGGATTTTGCCGGTGCAGGCGCGGCCGGTGATGTCCACGCCGATGCGGCCCGGCTTGTCGGCGAACAGCAGCGTATTGCCCAGGTCGAACTGGAAGCTGTTCATCACCACGGTCTTGTTGTGCAGCGTGCACTGCGTCATCGACTTGTTGACGGTCTCAGGGTCGATGAAGCTCTTCAGGTGCGAGCCGACGTTCTCCAGCGCCGTGTCGGTCTGCGGCGCGAACAGGCCCTGGTAGGAGAAGGTGAGCATCGGCTCTTTGCCGGCATCCATCTTCACGCTCATCGTCGCCATGCTGTCGGCGATGACCTGCTCCAGGCCGTCCCAGTTGAACTTGTGGGTGAGCTTCTCGAAGCCCGTGGAGACCGGGACGTATTTGGTGTAGGCGCCGTCCTTCACGTACTCCGCGCAGCCCGCCGCGCGCATGTGCACGCCCCACAGCGGCGGCACGCCGCGCGAGCCCGAGCCCGAAAGATCGACGTCGAAGCTGATCTCCGAGTGCACCGGCTCCACGCCCTGCGTCGATTGCGTGAAGTCGGGATAGGCGCGGTCGCGCTTGATCATGTTCGCGGTGCCGGGTTTGTAGGACAGGTTCGATACCAGCATGGCGTCGGCCACGCCCGGGTTCGCCGGCGTGCCGGCCGCCTGCTGGATGCGCGACAGCAGAACCTTGCGGTTGGTGAGCTTCGACATCAGCTTTCTCCCGAGGGAACGAGACCCTCTGTCATCGTGTCGGTCGCGATCTGGGTCGCGTCCGCCGCGTCGTCGGTCGCGCCGTTGGTAACGGCGGTGGCGACGTCTGCCGGCGCGAGCGTGTTGAACGTCGCGCCGCTAGTGGGATCGTAGCCGATCGCCGCCGCGGTCTGGTCGGGATCGGCAGGGTCGTAAGTGACTTGAACGGGATTATCGTCCTCGTCCAGCGTGTATCGTTGTGTGGCAATGGTCGTCACGTCATGGCCTCCTGATGTGATAGCCGGTGGAAAATTCGAGCGCGTAAAGCAGTGCGCCCTTGGCGGTATTGACGTCGGCGGTGCCGGCGCTGATCAGCTGTATGGGATCGGTCATGTCGGCGATGAGAAGACCGAGCAGTGCGTTCTTGATGCCCTCGCGCGTCAGATCGATCTCCTTCGTCTGATCGGCGCCGGTCGGGCCGATGTTCTTGAAGACGACGAGAACCTGAAACGCGACGATGGATTTCTGGCGGATGACCCCCGTGCCGGCGTCGTTGGGGATCGCATGTTCGCCCGGTGGCATGACGAAAGCGGTCTTGCTCACGCGCACCTGGTCGTAGGCCTCGGGCATCGTGCCCGCGCCTTCGACGGCATTGAGCGTGCCGCCCGCATAGCCGTTCTTCAGCACGCCGATGATGTCGTCGGCCGAGATCATGCGGGCACGCCCTTCGCCGCGGCATCGAGATGGCGCGTCGCGATGGTCTCCATCTCGACGACGTCCTGCGCGTTCACGCCGACATATGGCCGCGCGGGCATGGTGATGGTGTAGCTGCCGATCGTGACCTTGCGCTCGAAGTTGGAGTCCTTCGCCTTCACGAAGCGCGGCTGGATTGCGCCGTCGCGTCCGGTCTTCTGAAACACCGACTGGCTGCGCGCGTAGATCTGAATGGTGCCGCCGAACTGATGAATGCCGCCATAGGGCAGGTTCGTGCCCCACTCGACGCCTTCGTTGTTCGGCAGCACGTTGTGCGTCTGGCTGTCGCGCAGCCGGCCGGACAACACGAGGGTCTGTCCGCCCTTCTTGCGCACACGCTGTGACGGCTTCCAAGGATTGCCGCTCGGACCGACACCGGCGCGGAAGCGCAGGCGCGTGGCGTTCTCGTTGTACTGGCCGAGCGCATCGAGCAGACGGTGCTGACGCTCCTCGCCGAACGCCGCGAGCCGGCCGAGCGCGCTTCGCACCGGATCATCAGTATAGGTGAGGGTCATGCCGGCGCCGGTCACAGGTCCCTCATCGAGTCTCTGGTGAAGGTGCGAGCGGGTGCGCTCACCTTGACGGTCCCGCTGATCGACTGCGCGGCTGGTGGCGAGCTCGCACCCGAGAGCACCACGACGCCGGACGAAACCTGGACGAGCCATTTCAGGGCGTCGCCGTAATCGGTGTTCACGCGATCGGGCGCTCCGTCCGAATAGAGCTTGTAGCGCGCGATCGCGCAGGCCTTCTCGACCAGGACGTCGGGCACCGGCGAAACCGGCGTGTCATAGCGCGACGCGATGTAGGAGTTGATGATCGTGTCCGCGTCCGAGAGCGCGCGCGCGACCTTGGTGGCGTCGATCGTGGACGGCGGAGAATTCGTGCGGTCGGTAATCTGCACGATCTCCTGCTCGCCGAAGCGGTCGATCAGGTCCTGCTGGCTCGCGTACGTCATCAGCCGCGCCTCAGCGGACCGAAGAAGACATAGCCCGTCAGACAGGCAAACCAGCCGCATGCGATGAAAGCAGCCCAGCTCATGAGCGCATCCCGAGCGCGCCGAGATAGAGATCGAGGATCGCTTCCTGCTCCTGGCGATCGGCGGTATCGAGTTTCCGCATGCGCACGACCTGGCGCATGATCTTGGTGTCGAAGCCTTGGCCCTTGGCTTCGCTGTAGACCTCGCGAATGTCGGCGGTGAGCGCGGTGCGCTCTTCTTCGAGACGCTCGATGCGCTCGACGAACGAGCGCAGATGCTGCTTCGCGAAGCCCGACTTTGCCATCCGTACTTCTCCTGCAATTCGGGAGCGACGTCCGTTAGGCCGCCGCTCCCGCTTGAGCTGGTTGAGGGTGTTGGGATCAACCCTCGGCCGGCGCTGCGTCCTTCGGATCGACCGTGACGTTCATCGCGGGATCGGCCTGCATCGCGTCGATCTGATCCTGGGTGAACGTGCCGGCCGGGTGATCGACGCGGCCCTTCTTGTGTGCAACGCCGGCGCGGCGATAGCCGTCGCGCATCGCGTGCTGCACGCGCACCACCTTGTCGATCGTCTTGGTCTCTTTTGCCTTCGCCATTGTGTCCTCTGGTTTGTCTGGGTCTCAGCCGTGTGCGCTAGTCGAGCCAGGGCACGACGAGCAGCTTGGCCTTCTGGTAGTTGACGTTGGTCGCGCCGCCGGCGAGGAACGCCGCACCGATCACGCCTTCGGCCGCTCCGCGGTTCGACGGCCCGACCACGAGCGTGAAGGACGTCGGCGCGATCTTGCCGCCGCCATCGCGCGGCATCGCGAACAGGCTGTCGTAGGCGGTGTTGAAATGGGCGGCGTCGAGCGTCTGCTTGGAGCCCCAGCACAGCTGCGGCAGGCCGAAGCCGACGTTGTAGCGCGCGTCGCAGCCGTAATAGAACTTCTTCTGCCAGAACACGCCGTCGTCGTTCGGCGAGTCCTTCGACACGAACTGGAAGTTGCGGCGCGACTGGAAGATGATCGGCTTCAGCGGCGAGCCGGTCGCGGCCAGGTACCAGCCGGCGCCCGAGCCGCCATCGGTGTTGGCGAAGGACGTCTCGTTGCCGTCCTTGTCGAGAACCGGGTGATCGGTGTCGAAGAAATACTGGCCGTCGTAGCAGGTGGTCGTGAAGCCGGCATTGAGCAGCCCGAAGGACAGCTCGTCGGGATGGCGAGCGGCGCTATCGGCCAGGACGTCGATCTTGGTCGCGTATAGCCCGATGTTGTCGTCCTCGACGTCGTCGCGATCGACGCCGATCGTGCCCTCCCACGGGTCGTTCTTGATCGTGTAGCTGCTCGCGGACAGCTCGCGCACCAGGCGGTCACCCACCCATTTGCGGATGCTGGGCAGATCGTTCAGCCAGCCATAGTCCTGCTCGCGCGTGCCCGACTGCACCTCGGTGGCGATCTGCGTGTACAGCGATGTCGCGCCTTTCAGCGCGCCCTGGAAGCGCGTGCTGAACGCGACGCCCATGTTGCGGATCTGCTCGCCGCGGATGATGACAGGCTTTGCCAAGTGAGTTCTCCTCAAAGATTGCGGCGCGGGTTCGCCCCAAAAGCGCCGAAGGGTTCAGTTCCTCAGTAGGTGACTTCGACGAAGCACTCCGCCGTCGCGGTCGCGGTCGATGCGCCGCCACCGGTCACGCTGATGACGTCGTCGGCGGCCACGCGGTTCGCGGCGGTCGGATTGACCGCATCGACGTCGCCCGCTGCCGAGCCCGCCTGCGTGATCGTGATCAGGCCGGTCGTGACGTTCACGCCGTTGATCTTCAGCTGCAGCGTCGCATCGCCTGCGGCGAGTGCCGCGTTGCTGATCGACCAGAAGCGCGTGATGCGACCACCGACGCCCGAGAGCGCGCGCTTGACATCGGCGTCAGCGGCCTTCGTGCTGATCGGCGAGAAGCGCACGATGCGCTTGTTCGGCGCGACCGCGCCCGAGATGAAGTCGACCCACACGCCATCGGCGTCGACGTCTGCGACCGTGCCCGCGATGCCGCGCGCGCCGGCGCCACTGGTGGAAGCGACGGTCTGATCATCGACCACCCAGCACACGGCGCCGATATCGGTGGCGTCAACCGCGTTGCCGCCGCTGGAGTTGGCGTACTGGAACACGCCGAGCTCGATGTCGGCACTGATGTCGCCGGCTGCGCCACCCGTGTTGTCGAACGTGTCCTTGAAGCGGCCGAGGCCGCGAATGCCCTGGGCGACGAAGCCCGGGCGCACATAGCCGTCGATGTCGAGCACCGCGAGCGCGCCCGCATAGCAGAGCACGTTCGCGGAGACCGGCAGGTTGAGAAGCGTGCGCTGGCGCGCAGGCGTCAGGCGGGGTTTCGTGAGGCTCAAGACAGTTCAGCCTTTCTGGCGGCAAGCTCCGCCTTGAAGTCTTCGGGTTTGACGCCCATCGAGGTGCAGAGCGCGATCTGGTCTGGCGTGAGCGCGTCCTCGGCCGCGCCTTCAGGCGCGATGCGGTTGCCCGAGAGGATGGTCGGCGCGTCGCCGACGAATTTCTTGAAGCCATCGGGATCGCGCGTGCAGTACTCGATCGCCCAATTCTTCTGTTTCGGCGTGATCTTGCCCGCCTTGACCGCGGCTTCGACTTCCTGCGTCGCGGTGTTGCCCGCGCTCTTCGCGCTCAGCAGGGCGACTTCCTTCTGCAGATCGTCGACCTGCTTCTGCAGCTCGGTCGCGTTGCCCGCCGCCGGCGGCGTCTTAAGCTTCGCGCACAGCGCGACGGTCATGGTCTCGTCGAGCGCGGTGAACTTCGACACGTCGATGCCCGCAGCTTCCGCGACGCGCTTCTCGAATGAGCAGAGCGCAGTCGTGTTGTTCGCGAGCTTTTTGATCGCGGCCAGCACTTCGTCCTTCGTCGCGGTGTCGGGAAGGCCGAGTGCGGCGCAGAGTTCTTTGTCCAAAGTTGTCTCCTGTTCGTGGAAGAGCCCCTTCATCACCAGGGCGGGAGCGTTGGTAAGCGCGGCGCGAAAGATCGCGGCGACCTTGTCGGTGCCTTTGAAAAGAAAGATCGACGGCGAGATGAAGCGATATTCGCCATCGGCGATCGCCTGTGTTGCCTTGGGCGTCCACTTCACGCGCGCCCAGAGTCCGGTCTCTTTGTTCGGCCCCTCCGGCTTGATCTCTTCGATCCAGCCAGCTGCCGGCGCGGCATGGCCGGCCTTCGCCGCGGTGTCGGTCGCATGATCGTAGTCGATGCCGATCGCGCCTTGCGCCATCGACATCTGGATGACCTTCGCGGCGTCGTCGATCTCGAACTTCCTGCCGTCGACCGCCTGGTACGAGCCCGTCGTGATCGGCGTGAGCTGCACCCATTCGGGCGCGGCGCCGGCAGCGAGCGCGAGCAGAGAGACGGACGTGGCGAAAGTGGCGCGATCCATGGGACCGCAACATGGCTGTCGTCTCAAAGCCTATTCAGGGGGAATTATTTACCCGCCTACGCCCTGGCGCAGTGCTTCGATCATCCACCCCGACGAAACGATGGACCTGTAATTCCTATCCCTGAAACTTCTGCCCGGTCAAAGCGGCCGGGAACCGAACGCGGCTGGCGCTGTTGACTCCGAAACGAACAAGACCGGGTGATGGTGATGGCGACTGCCAAGAAAAAGGCCGCGAAGCGCGCGCCGCAAAAACCGCCTCTGGCGGACGAGAAGGTGGGCTATCTCGATGTGCAAAGCACGACGAGCGCGAGGACGAAGCCGCTGATCCTGCGCGACGGCACGAGCGTCGAGTGGCCGAAGAACTTCACGCGACGCGACATGCAGCAGTGGCGCAAGCATCGCAATCTGCTGTGGTCGCAGCGGCACAAACGCAAGAACGCGACCGCATCGCTCAGGACTTGATGTAGCGGCGCCAGCTCGGTTCGTCGGCGAGCAGCTTCAGGGCGGAGCGATAGGGTTCGTCGCGCGCCATGTTTCGAACGGCAACGGCTTCTGCATAAGCGAGATTGGCGAGCCGCTCGTCTTCGAGCGCGCGCAATGAAAACCGGATGGCTTCCGCTTCGCAAGCGATCGGATCGAAGTCTTCAGGCGCGGTCGCGGCGCGATAGATCGCGCGGCCGTATTCGCGAAGGAAGGTGGTGAGCATGCTCGCCGGCGTCAGCGCAGTATCGAGCGCGATGCACAGCGGCGGCAGCAACGGGTCCGCCTTCCATTGATCGGTGTATCTCTCGATGATCCAGTCGGCGATCTCTGCCGTCATGGCTTCCCCCTCGTTTCAATCCTGGTCGGTGAGCAGCAGCGCGCGGCCTTCTGGTTTGAAGAAATTGATCGGCAGCGATCGCGCCGACGATGGCGCGACGATCAGCAGCACGCCCTGCCGATCGCAGCCGGTGCACCACAGCTTCGCCTGCAGATGTTCGAGCGGATCGGGCACGTCGGGCACCCGGCGATAAAACCACTCGGCATCGGCCAGACGGCGGTGGCCGCACCACCGGCAGAACAGCCATAGCGCCACCGATTCCATCTTGGCCGCGCCCAGCCCGGCGATCCGCTCGGCGATCCGCACCCGGCGCGCCCATTCGATGGTCTCCCGGTGCCTCCGGTCCCGCTCCGCGTAGTTGCCCATGGTGAACAAATTAGGAACAGGAGGCCGCCGAAGTCGAGTCTTTCCCGGGAAAGGCCTCCCACAGCCCAGACCGGCTTATAAGAGGGGTCTAAGGTCGGCGAGGACGGGCCGGAACGTAGTTCGGGGCGTCCCAAAATGGCGCGCCTGTAGGGCCGCCGTGTGAGGCGCTCCGGGCGTTCATACTAATTAATGAATGGTTAACGTCCTCGGCCCCAATCCCTTGTGGGGGTCCACCCCATGTTGAGGCGGGGTCAACCCCCACCAAGGCCGGCGAGGAAGGCCTTGCCGACGTTATATCCGAACCCCGGATCGATGCCCGCTGGCACGCGCTCGGTCTGGCCCGTGACGGCGTTGACGAAGGTCCGCCAAAGGGTCTCGGGCGCCTCGGTCGAGATCTCGCCCGCCGCGCTCATGCGATCGACCTGGCTCTGGGTGAGCGCGATCACGCCGCATTTGCATCCCCAACCGTTCGGCGGGTAGTGCGTGAGCCACCACGGATGATCGACGGGCAGCGTGATGCCGTCCCAGAGAAGATGCTCCGCGCGCGGATGAAGCGACGTCGTGTGATCGTACATCAGGTACGGCAGATCGGCCTTGTTCGCGTCGATGCGCGCCCAGCGTCCGGCCGAATAGCTCATGCGCATGTTGGTGTCGAAGATGATCGCGAGCCTGCGCAGCGAACCGAGATCTCCGCCCCACCATCCTTTCTCTTGCAGGATCGGCGTCAGCTCCTTCGCGAAGTCGTCGAACAGCGTGCCGTTCTTTAGTGCATCGTCGAGCGCGCTACCGATGTCGCCCAGGATGTCGTAGCCCGCACTCTGCGCAACGGTGAACTGGCTCGAATGCTGTTGCTGCCAGACTTCGAGCCACGATCCTGTCGGCACCGGGTTCGACAGCCGCTTGTCGAGCGCGGCGATCGCTTCGTTCGGATCGACATCGGTGAGCTGCGCGTCGGCCATCAGTAATCCCAGATTGCGTCGTCGTCGTCGGGATTATCGAATTCGCCGAGGATGAGATCGCCGCCATCGCATGCGGGGCATGGTTCAACATCAACGCCACAGACGCAGAGATCACCGCCGCAGTGGCAATCGATCTCGCCGGTGTTGTTGCAGGTGTCGCAGTATCCGACCTTCGGCTTGGTCATTGTTCACGCCTTGATGCTTTCGCCTAGCCGCTGCAGCCGCTCAGCGATATCGTCGGCGAGCTCTCGATCGACGTCGTGATATGAGCAGGCCAGCACTGCGAGCGCCTTGACCGCGTGCGGATCGTTGAAACTCAGTACGATCTTGTCCGGCGCCAACTCTGGATATTTGTCGGATTGAAATTGCCCGGCCGCGTTGAGGTGGTGTCCCATGTCTATCTTCCTCACTTGATTGTCTGGCCGAGGCGGCCGGCAGCGAACGCGCTGAACGTCATGCGTGCGAGCTTCTCCGCGAGCGGGCTCATGTCGGGATGGAGCTTCTTCAGACGGTGCTGAAGGTCCTCGTAGGACGTGGCCGCGGCGAACGCGGTTTCGAGCTGGTCGACCACGGGCGCCAGCAGCGGCTTCCACTTCGCGAGCTGCTCCTGCGTGGCGAGATCGATGGCGTCGGACTTGATCTCGGCCGCGAGCAGCTCGACCCGCGTGCGCAGCGACGACAGATCCGTCTTCATGTCCGTCGTCGTGATCGGATTGCCGCCTGGAAGCACGGCGCCAGGCGCCGGCACGGTGAGCAGCACGTCACCTTCCTGCGGCTCGGTGAAGCCGACGTTGGTCCAGATGTCGGCTTGGCGGACCTTCAGGCCGAGCGGCACGAGCTTCGCCGCGGTGTCGATCATCACCGCGACGTTCTTCGGCTCCGGCCGGCCGATCCACAGCCACGGGTACTTCTCCTGCGGCCCGTAATTGAAATCGACCCACGGCCGGATGAGCTGGCGGTTGCAGCACGCCATCAGCGCCTTGGTGTCGGCGCGCTCGATGTCTTCGCGCACCTGCGTGTGATCGGGCGCACCGCCGAGCTTGCCGGGCGTGGCGTCGGTCGTGCCGGTCTGGCCGAGCACGATCTTTGACGTCTGCTCGTCGAGGAAGCGCGCGAGAGACTCGTGCACGCCACCGCTTGCGCTCTTCGCGCCGTCGCCGATGACTTCGATGATCATGTTCGACGGGATCGCGGCGGCGGCGTCGGACGAGATCGCGGACAATGCGCGGACCAGCTCGGCGATGTCTTCCTTCGATGCACCCGGCGCGTATTTGCCGACGCGCAACGGCATGCCGTAGATCTCGCAGAACTGCACCCAGTCCTTGAGCGAGAAGTTCTTGAACATCCAGATCCACGCGATCGGCCGCGCGATGCCGCTGCGCACCGGAATGCCGGACTTGGATTTGATCTCGGTGTAGAGAAACTTGAACGGCATCAGCGGGAGGCCAAGTCCACCGTCATTGTCGGCGCGCAGCAGCGGGATGCGCCGCGTCGCGCGGTCGAAGCGGATGAACCGCGGATCGACATATTCCAGCGACTTGATGTTCCAGGCGTTGCCTTCGAGGTCCCACATGATCTCCGAGAGCGAGAAGCCTTTACCGACCGCATCGAGAATATCGAACAGCGCGTCGTCGATCAGGCCGGTATCGAGGAACTGCTCCCGCGCCGCGTCAGCGATCTTCTTCGCCTCCGCGTCGGTACCGCCCGCCTCGATCGTCATGTCGAGCTGCGAGACCTGACGCTTGCGCGTGCCGAGCACAGCGATGTAGTGCGGCTCCTTCTCCTCCATCTCCTCGGCAAGCGCGAGGTAAGCTTCGGGGTCTCCATCCTCGGCGCCGCGCAGGATCGCGGCGAGCCCTCGCGGATCGAGGCCACCGGTGACGTGCAGGCCCACCGCCTGGCGCACGCCTGTGATGGTGGCCTCGGCGACGCGCGTCGTCATCGCCGCCTTGTCGATGATGAAGGGCTTGCCCGTTGTGGGATCGATGATCGAGGATTGAACTTTCGCCATGTGGGGTTCCTACCAAGTGCCGCCGCGATCGAAGCGCGCGGTGTGCACGACTTCGTCGGCGCGCATGCGCATGCGGCCGGGCTCGCCGTCACTCCAGTTGTCGCTCGGCTCGTCGAACTTGCGCACCTTCGGCGCCGGCACGTAGCCGCGGCATGCGGGCGGGTCCTGTTCGGCCTCGTAGCAGGCGAGCGCTATCGCCCAGAACTTGTCGGCATGCACCGTCTCGTCGTTGACCAAGCGGATGAGATCGCCCGGCCCTTTCGCCTTCTTGATTGCACGCAGATCGGCACGCACCTCCGGTGAGGTGTGGATGCGGATTGTGCCGTCCTCGAAGCGACGCTTCATGCTGGTCGCGAGCACGAGACGCATCGGTCCCGTCAGGAGGATGCCTTCGACGCGATCGCCGTGGCGATCGACGGCGTCTTCGACAACCTTCTCGCCCATGCCGGTTTGGTCGACGCCATAGCGCACAATGTTGAAGCGCTTGAACTGGCCGTCGAAGATTTCGTCCTGCGCGCGGAATGTGAGCTTGCGCTCCGATCGTGCCTCTCGCTCCCACAGCACATTGCCCACGAGCTCGAACACCCACATCTCGATGCCGTCGACGCGCCGTGCCACGTCCCGGCCACCGACGCAGATGCCCTTCGTGTAAAGCTCGGGCTTGCCGGCGTCAGCGTGCTCGGCCGCTATGACGAGCGCGGGATCGATGAAGCTGCCCGAGCCCGTCGCGGGAATACAGTCGAGCTCCTCGGCCGCGGCATCGCCGTAGAATTCGCGGATGTCCTTGGCGAAGGCGGCCTTGCCCTCGGGCGTCGGCGTCTCGCCCTTCATCAGACAAACGCGCTCGTAGAAGCCCTGCGCCAGGGCATCGTCGAACGTGATCGTCAGCCATTCGCCCTTGCGCCGGCCGGCCTTGATCTCGTCCTTCAGTTGGTTGAACGGGTTGTCGACGCCGTTGTGCGTCGAGATCACCGTGACGCGACCGCCCCAGATCAGGAGCGCCATCGCAGCCTTCAGTAGTTCAGCCAAATCTTCGACAAATGCCGCCTCGTCGATGATGACCCATCCCTGCATACCGCGCAGCGAGCGCGGCGCCGAAGACAGCGCAACGATCGAGAACCCGCTGGCGAAGTCGATGCGGAATGCCTTGATCTGCTTCGAGGCTCCATGCGCATCCGTATCGTCGAACAGGAATTCGCCAATCTCCATCAGCCCCATGCCGTAGGACTTGGCCCACATCGCACAGGCATCGATGAACTCGCGCGTCATGTCGTGGTTGTAGGACGTGTAGAAGACGTCCATGCCGCCTTCGCCGCGCGCGGTGGCGGCGACGAGCACAGCATCGGACGCCGTTCCCCAGGTGAGGCCGATGCGACGCGATTTGTCGATTCCGGTGAGAGGCGACGTCGAGCAGAGAAGATTTGCTCTCGCCTGATACGGCAGCAGCAGATCGCCGCGCGGCATCGCTTCGAGCACGGCGGGTACGTCGCTGCCCTGGTGATGCGGAACCGGATCGGTCTTGGTCATCGTGCCCCTTGCGCGATCGGGACGGCCGCGAACGACCGTCCCGTCTTCGCCGTGCGTGACGATTACTGAGCGGCCGGCGTGTTCGCGGCCACCGCAGCAGCCAAAGCGGCAGCGTTGGACTCGACCTGCGTCGCGAGATCATCGATCTTCGCGGCGGTGCCGGGGTCGGTCTGCTCAGACTTGAGCTGCGCGATCTGGGCGGACAGGCCGCTCAGCAGCGTCGTCACGCCAGTCACGGCGTTGGTCTCGGTCGTGACGTCGGTCTGCAGGTCTTGCAAAGTCTTCATGGTCGTATTTTCCCTTTCGAGGAGTTGGGTAAGAAGGTTGATGGCCCGGTCCATTTTTGCGTTCAGGGCTTCGAGTTCGGACCGGCAGGGACAATTGCCCTTCGCGAGCGCGCGCAAAAATTCGATCATGTGTGGACTCCCAGTACGGATTGACGGATGGCGTCGGCGACGTCCTTGGTGAGACCCGGCGCGCCTGTCTTCTTTGCTGCGCCATCGGCGGCCTTGACGGCCTTCTCAGCGAGGTCTTTGCGCATCTTCAGGAGCCGGTCGGCATCGGTCTTCGACGCGCGCGCGAGCTCGCCCACGGCTTTCGCGAGCGCCATCGCCTGGAGCGGATTGAGTTGGACCGGCGCGCCGCTTTCGTCGCTTGTCGCCATGATGTCCATGATGGCGCTGTGCAGGAACTGGATGTTCATCTGCAGCACCTTGTCTTCGGGTGCGTCGCCGAAGCGTGTGGCGAGGGCTTCGGCGATCTCGCGCGAGCGGCGCATGCGCTCGCCGACGACTTCGATCTTCTCGCTGTAGCGGTGCACGCCCGACTTCGACAGATCCACGCCGAGCTTGCGCATATGCGCGACGATGTCTTCGAGCTTCACGCCCTGGCCGAGCAGCTCATCGATCTCTTTGCGCAGTTGCGGGTCGAGCTGGGCGATCTTCGAGCGGCGCGGCATCGCTCACTCGCCGATCTTGGGGCGCTTGATGCCCTCGACCGTGATCTTGCCTTGGGCAATGTCGGTGCCGCGCATCAGAAGGTGCGCGACGGCGATCCGCTCCATGAACCATTCGAGCCGGATCGCGCCGGCGTCTTTGAGGAAGCGAAGGTCTGCGCGGACGTCTTCCTGCGTGGTTCGGCCGTGGCCCAGCGCTTCGAGCGCGCTGAGCAGCACGCTTTCGTTGGCGCTGCCGTTCGACTCGATCAAGAGCCGGAGAATGACGAGGCGCCGATCGGCGGCCAGCATGTCGGTGAAATTCATGTCCCCTAGCCCTCAGCTTTTTCCTTGGCGGCTTCGATCGCCCATTGTTCGAGCCGGTCGAGCTGCCCTTCGTGACGCTTGAAGCGTTCGCCCTGGCTGTGCAGCTCGCTGCGCATGCCCTTCATCTCGCCCAGCATTTCCGAAACCTGCAGTGCGATGACGTGCAGATCGCGGCCACGGGGCAGATCGGCCACAGCGGTTTCCAGCCGCGTGAGGCGATGATCGTGATCGTTGATCTTGTTGTAGAGACCCGCGGCAGCGCGCTCGATCTTCGCGTCGGCCAGCGTCGCGATCTTGCCGGTGCACGCGGCTTCGATCTGGATGTCGATCACGGTGCGCGCGGTCGCCTTCACATAAAAGGCCAGCCCTATCGCGCCAGCGCTCAGAAACGCGAGCACACCCTCAGTGATGGCAGTCCAGTCGGTCATAGTGCCCTATGCGTACCTGCGCTCGTGCGCGCCTTGACATCGTGTGCAGCGCGTCGCGCCGGGAACTGCTGCCCGGCGCTTCGCGGGGATTTGCTCGCCGCACTCCTCACAGAATTCCTCACCGTCGCCCCGCATCTCGGCTGCACGAGAGCGCGCCCTGTCGAGCGCGCTCTCGCGGAACATGTCTTCGCGCCGTTGCGCCTCGTCGAATTCGTCAGCCACGCAGCGGCGCGCTTCATCACACCGGAGCGCGGGCGCGAAGGATGGCGCGCGCTTCGTCTTCCTTGGCGTGCAGCGTCTTCCAGTCGTCGCTGGTCGGGCCGCCTTCCTGTGAGACCTTGTCGAAGGCCCAGCGTCCGAACGCGATGATGTCCGGCAGCGACGTCCCGATCGCCTTCATGATCGGGATCAGGTTGAGTGCGAGGTCGAGAAAATCCAAGGAAGCCTCCTCAGTGGATGTTGTGGTTGGTGAGGATCGTCTCGGCCGCCGCGATCGCCTTCTTCGCGGCATCGAGCGCCGAGCCCGCGCTCCATGTCGGATGGTTGCGCACGAGGTCTTCGAGCGTGTTGAGCGCAGCGAGCGCGTCGACGTCGACCTTGATCAGCGCGTTGACGATCGCCGGATCGGCACAGAACGGCGCTGGCGGCGCGCCGCTGCCGCATGCCGGCTGCGCGGCGTACTTCGACGCCGGCACCAGGAACGCGGCGTCGTAACCGGCGCGAAGATCGAACACGACCTTCTCGCTCGTGCTCGCCTGGACGGCGGGCGCGCTCGCGGCCGTGGACACCGCCGAGCTCTCGCTCGCGGAGGTCACGACGGTAGTGGCGGGCGTGGAGGTCGTGGCCGGAGCCGTTGCGGACGGGGCGTTGCCGAGGCCGAGCGAGTCGAGCGTGCTGGTTACCGTACCGCACGCTGTGAGCATGATCAGCGCGCCGGCAACAAGGCCTGCGCGAAGCAAAGCACGTTTCATGGTTTCGTCTCCGTGGTTGCGCCGGGCGCCGGATCGGCGCTCGGGGTGAACTGCTTGATCGCGACCTGCGCCATGGCGACGAGCTTTTCGTCGGTGAGGCCGAGCGCCCTGCGTTCGGCGGGCGCGTGCACGATCGCGTAGTTTGCGACCGCTGCCAGGCGCGGATCGCCGACGTCGATGCCGCCGACGTGGGTCACGGCATCGTCGGCCGCGGCTTCCGCGAAATGAATGCCGTCGTAGAGCGCAGCGGCGAGTGCGGCGCGCGCGGCATCGTTGTTCTTCAGATGCAGCATGCGCGTGATCGCGGCGGCGATGTACGGCACCTGCGGCATCAGCATCGCCAGTACGATCGCGGCGAGCAGCTCCACGAGATCGAGCAGGAGCGGCTGCAGATAGACGAACGCCTGGGCGGTGTGCATCACGCGCTCCTGTCGAAGAAGAGGTGGTGGCCGATGCGCGCGCACGGCGCGATGCCGGCCGCCCATGCCGGCGTGTGCGCAACGCTGTCGGGGTTGTAGTACCAGAGCGCGCCGCCGACCGGCGACGCCACCCGATAGTTGAGCGCGAGGATCGTGGCGCGCACGCAATCGACGAAGCCCGGTGTGTTCTCGTCGGCATCGAGCGTGCGCTGCATGTCGCGCGCATCGCCCCAACACGAGAACTGCCAGATGCCGCGATGGCTGACGCGGCAGGCCGACGCCGCGCTGCCGTCCCCGAACAGGGGATGCGGCGTCTTGTTGTCGCGAACAAAAATCCGCGCCGCTGCGGCGCGATGCGCGATGACGAATGCGACGCCGAGCTTGCCCTCGAACGGCTCACCCGCCGCTTCGGCGAAGACCGTGAGAGCTGGAATAACGGATCGGGCGAGGTCTCCCTCGCCCGTCGTTCCTTCCAAGGGGGAAAGTTCGCTCATGACGCGTGCAGATTGCGCCGCGTCGGCAAACGCTATTCAGGGGGAATTAATTACCCGCGCTCAGTACTGGCGTTTGGTGAGCTTCTTTGCGAGCTCATCATAAACCGCGCGGCGTTCGGCGATGAAGGGAGACGTCTGGTCTTCGAGCATGGGGCCGTAGGTAACGGCGACTGCGGTGCCTCCCGGCTGGCGTTCGACAACATACCAGTCGTCACCCGCCTTCTCGCGGCTCCACTCAGCGAGGACAAACACGTTCCTGTCGGCCAAGGCTGTCTCCTCGATTTCGGCGGAACTATTTTCGCCGAAGAAACTCTTCGATGTCCAATTGGCTGTCGGCGCGGGCGCGCGGGCGTCCAGCTGGCGCCGGCGTCTTGCCCTTGCGTACCATACGGCGCAGCTGCTTCGCGCGAGCGCGCGTTACGTCGGCGGCTTCGGCGATCTGGTTGTTGCTGCCGCCCTTCTCGACGACGTCGTGGGCGATGAGCAGACGGATCTGTGCGCGGCCCTTCGGAATGTCGGTGTGGCTGCCGCCGAACTCGTCGACGAGCATGGCCGCGACCTTGTCGCCGGCGACCGCGAGCGGATGGCCGGCAGCGACCGGCTTCTTCGGGATGAAGATGCGCTTGCCGCCGATCGACTGTGAGAGCTTTAGCACAGCATCCATCCCGCCGATCGCGTGCACGCGGCGCAGCATGAGAGGGAGGCGGTCGGCCTTCGTGTTCACCTGCGAAGGCTCCGGATGATGCGCTCGATGGCGAGGCGCTCGCGTGCGGCTTCCAGATATCCCGGCACTTCCACGGTAATCTCGACGTCGGCGCGTCCTGAAAGTCTGTCCTCCCAGGACGTCAGTTCGTCGTCGCTCAGTTCGAGCGCGGGTTTGGCAACGCCGTTCCAGCTGAAAATCGTATCCTTCATCAGGCGGCCTTCTCCACTGCCTTGAGCTCTTTGCGCAGCCAGTCGCCGAGCATCTTGGCGGAGCGGTCGAGCTGATCGCGCGTGAGCTTCAAGCTTCCGCCGTGGCAGAGACCGAGGCGCTTATCGAGCCAGCTCCACAGCGCCCATTCATGTTCCACGTGCACCGCGCCCATCTTCGCGAGCTTCTTCCACTGCGCGACCAGGAGGGCACGGCGGTCGGCGATCGGATCGCCTTTGAGCGTGAAGCCCTCACGCGCGCACATCCCTTTCAACGCTTCAGTGACAGAGTTGGATTCGGCGGCGCTGATGAAGGCGAGCCGCGGCTTTCCGGTCTGGCGTTCGACAAAGGCATCGAGCGCGGCGTCACGGCGATCGACCACGCCGAGGTTGGAGAGCGCGATCCACAAGGCTTTCGCCAACCGCGTGTGTGGAAAGTTCGCGTTTTGCTTCACGGGAAACATATCGACCGCGCGTCCGAGCTCGGCGTCGCTCAGATCCTTCGCCGACCGCTTTCCGAACTCCCGTTCGAGGCGGTCGCGGTAGGCTTCTTCGCCGATGCGCGCGGCGCGCACGCGGGCGTGGAGTACGCGCAGCATGTCGTTGCGCGCCGTCATTCGGTGACGCCCACGATGCGGCGGGCGTGGAAGATGGCAAGCAGCGCCAGGCAGCGCTCCGCAGCCTCATTGGCACCGCCGTTCAGGAACGTCGCGGACTCACCGTGATCGTTGAAATGCTCGACGAGCTCGGGACGGCCGACGCCGGCGCGCATGCACAGGTCGAGCGTCGCACGATGAAGCGCAAGCGCCGCGTCGCGAGGGTTGGTAGGAAGCGCGCCTTCGTCGATTTCCATGACCGATGATCCGAGGTTGAGGGCGCCATTGATGAAGGCGCGTTGCAGGAAGGCACGCTTGTCGCCACGCAGGACGTTGAGCAACGGCACCAGCGCGAACAGGAGATCGCTCAGGCGGTCTTCATCACCGGCACGGCGGCGCGGCGCTTCAGGCTGCGTCTGCATGGGGCACCTGTGGGAGAATGCTGATGGACCGCGCGCCGTTCGTCATGGTGATGAAGCCGCGCTTCCGCAGCCCATGCACCAGCCGGTAGACCGTCGACTTGTTGCGCTCGATTGCCCGCGCGATCTCCATAAACGTCGGAGGCACGCCGTCGACGGTCAGCCGCGCGATGGTGTCCAGGCACACCCGCTGCATCCGGGTCATGCCGCCGCGACTGACGGCCTTCAGGCCGAGGATGGCCTCGCCACAGTGCGGGCAGAATTGGACGCGCTGGTCGACGGTCACCGCTCCGGTTCCTTCGCGGGTTTGGAATAGTCGCGCAGGGTCGGCTTGCGTTTTGGCGGCCGTCTCTTGTGCAGGCCGCCGAGGGCGCTGAACGTCTGGGTCGCGGTTTCGCTCGATGCGCGCCGGAGCGCGCGGCGCATCAGCGGCGGCAGATTGCAAACGGGCTTCATGTCTTCGGCTCCGCGAGCTCAGCACCGAAGGGAGCGACGAAGAATTCCTCCACGTCCTTCTGGATCGTGATGCCCGGGATGGTCTCAGCCTTCTCCGGATCGTCGAGCATCGCCCGCTTGTTCACCTCAACGGACAGACGCAGGAATTTGCGCAGCTTCAGCTGGCGGATCGAGGCGATGAGGTCTTCGGCCTTCAGTCCGCGCTTGACCTTCACGGACGGCGGATTGGTGCGCCATCCGATCTCGCCGGAAGGCAGCTTAACCGTCTTGGTCTCGCCGCCGTTGGTGAGGCGCTTTCGGTTCGCGGCGCCATAGGCATTCAGCGCCACCATGATGCTGCTCAGCGACTCCTGGAGGGGTTTGGCCTTCGTCTCGGCCCGTGCCTTCAATTTCGCAAGCAGCTCGTCGAGCCGGACCTGCTGGCGGGCGAGCGTGTTGAATGTTGCACCATACTCGGCAAGCAGCGCGTCGGCCTCCTCATCGCTCTGCGGTACTTCCAGTGCAGCTTGCTTGGTCTTCCTTACAGCCATCGTCCTCTTCTCCATGTGGGCGTCGTGTCGATCATGTGGTCGTGGTAGCGGATGCCTTCCCAGTCGCCGCGCAGGTCGCGCGGCTTGCGGAAGAACGCGACCACGGCACTGATCGCGATGACGCCGGCGGCGAGTGCCAGCCAGATGAGAAGTGTTTGTCCGTTCATGTGCTCCCCCTGACATGCGGGCGGGCCACATCGGCGAGCGCGCGCAGCCTCTCGATCAGCGCATCGCGCGGCGCGCCGGCATCGCTCATCGCGACCAGCTCCGCCGCCTGCGAGGCGATGACGCCGGCAGCGACGGCGAACCGAGCCAACGCACGCGACTCCGCAATCGTCATCGCCATCACGCGCCGGTCGTGCGCTTTGCCGATCTCGACGGCCAGATCGAACACCTGGTCGAAATCGTCGAGGTCGCGATCGACTCGCGCGCTGTAGCGGCCGTCGAAGACCTTGCGCGTCTCGCCGAGGTCGGTTGCGAAGGTGAAGTTCTTGGGCGGTGCGACCATGTCGTTCATCGCGCACCGTCCTTCAGCGCATCGGCAAGCGCGTGCGGACAGCCGCCGCGGCAGGCCTGCCAGAGCTGCACCGCGCGCGGGTTGGCGGTGGTGAACTTTTTCTTTTGGTTGGTTACGCAGTCGTTGCGCGCGATCGCGCCGAGCACCGGGCACTTCACCGTCTCGTTCATCAGCGCGCCGCGCACGACGGCTTCGATCTTGTCGGTCTTGCCGGGATAGGACTTGCCGATGACGCCGGAGATCACGCTGGCGCTTTTCAGTTTGAGCTTCTTGTTCAGCTCGGCCTGAGACGGCGCATTGTCGGCCGCGATCGCCAGCGCCTCGACCCAGTCGGGCAACCCCGCACCCCACGCCGCACGCGCGCGCGCGACGTAGGAGCCGCCATCCTTGGGTCCGAACTTCTTCGGGCTCATGCGGCACCTGCCAGCGCCTTCTCAGCGCGGACTTCGAGCGTCATGAGACGGATGCGGATCGACGTGTAGGGCCGACCCATAAGCTTCGAGATTTTGTAGACGCTCAGCGTCTTGCCGAGTTCGAGCATCTGCGCGTCCTCTTCGGGAGAGAACCCGCCGCGCTGCTTGTGATTGCCGTTGCGCTTGCCCGGCCACGGATCAAAGCCTGCCAGCAGCATGCGGTAGCACACCGTCGCGGGTTTCAGGCTGAGCTGGCCAGATATCCATTGCCCGCTCTTGCCCTTCTCGGCCCAGGACTCGATCTGTTCGATCTGATCGTCGGTGAGCTTCATAGGGCGTGCGCCTCGCCAGAAAAGATGGCCTGCACTTCGAGCGCGTCGTATTGCGGCGCGAGGTAGACGCCTTGCGGACCGAAGCTGAACACGACCGCACCGATGTGATCGAGAACCCTCAGGCTCTCGTCGCCTTCCTCGATCGAGCAGCTCCTGCCGCAGAGCGCATAAGCGACCATCGCGTTTGCGGGCGTTCCGGGCCAAACCGATACAGCATCGACGAGCTGCTCAAGATGGAGCTCAGCGCACGCTGAGCAGTAGTCGGGCTTGTGCCAAGAACAACCGCCGGCGCAGGCGCGCGTGTCGGTGCATCCGCAATATATGCACTTCTGCAGCATCTATTTTTTCTCCTTCTTCTGATACTGGATGCGCTCGCCGGTGTTGGGATCGAACACGCACTTTTTGCCCGTGACAGGCGCGAGCTTTCCGAGGTCTTTCACCAGCGCGTAGCGGTGGAAGCCGTTCGACGTCGGCGCGAAGCCATCGGCGCGATCGCGCAGCTGCAGGGCGATGCCGGCGCGCGCCAGCGCCTTGAAGAACTTCCGCGTGTTCTCGATCATGGCGGCGGCGTCCTCGCCGTCGTCGCGCACGACCTCGACGAGCTCGGCGAAGGTCGCTTTCTTCGCGCGTCGGAACGCGCTCCAGATACGCTGGCGCGCCGTGTCGGGCATCACGCGCGGTGGCGCGTTCCAATTGCCCTGGCATCCCGACGTGATCCGGCCGCCCTCTTTGTTGAGCTTGCGGCCTTTGGCGGTGGCTGCGTATTCGGGTTCGACCACGTTGCCGAAGCTCTTGACGGCGTTGGCGCGAATGGCGAGCCGCTTCTGGATCAGCTTGCCGATCGTGGCGATGACGGGACGGCGGGCATCGCGATCGGCGCTCTTCATGCCGAGCTTCGCGCAGATCGCGGTGATCGGTAGCGCGCCGTCAACCTTAACGAGGACGGCGAGCACTTCGTTCTGGCCCTTACACATTGGCGGACTCCGGCAGCGGCGGCGCGCGAAAGCCCTGGCCGCTCTTGTCGCGCTCGATGTGGCCGAGCTCTGCCTGTCGCACGAGCAACCGGATGATGGTTTCGACCTCGGCGGACGGACGCAGCAGCGGGTGCTCGTAGAGCGCGCGCGGCGTGAACCACTGGCCCGGATGCTGGCGCAGGAATTTCAGCAGGCGCTCGACCATCGGATCAGGCATTGGCCACCGCCTGCACCGCGTTGGGCACGAACGGGCTTGAGCGCTTTTGCCCCTGCCAGTCCTTCAGCGAGACCACGCCGCGCTCGCGCCGGAAGGCGTGCTCGATGCGGCCGATGGCGGTCTTCACCTCGCGCAGGCGGCCACCGGTACGCTTCTGGACTTCCTCGGCGAGATCGTCGGCGATCCTGACCTCGGCGAGTTCGCCGCAGATCAGCTTGACGTCGGCGGCGGTCGACGGCTGGAAGGTCACCACGTCGGCGAGGCGCGAGCTGATCTGCTTGTAGCGGCGCATCATCGGCTGCGCGCCCTTCATGCCGCCCGCGATCAGCGGGAGCTCCGACGCGTCGGTGAGATCGCGCAGGGTTTCGAGCACGCGGGAGTCGCGCGCGGCGTGATCGATCTCGTCCACGATCAGGAACAGGCCGTGCTGCGCGGCCTGGACCATCAGCTCGGGCATGACGACGTTGAAGAGCTTCTCGGTCGAGCGGGCCTTGCCGTCGACGCCGAGCACGTCGGCCAGATCGGACAGCATCCAATGCGGCGTCCAGCCCGCCTTGGCGCGGATGAAGGCGGCCTTCTTCTTCATCGCGTACCAGCCGAGCGTGGCCGACTTGCCGAACCCGGGCTCGCCTTCGACCAGCAGCCAGTTCGCCTCGCGCGCGCCGCGCGCTTCGAGAGCGCGCGTGCCTTCGAGGAAACGCGCGACATTGTCGAGCTTCTCGACAAAAACGCCGTTCTTCATGGCAGCTGCCTCCGCGACGCGGAGAGCGCGAAAGTGTAGATGACACGGTCGCCTGCGGGTTGTTCCGTCACCGTGAAGTGGTTGTAGAGGCCGACGACGCCGCGCAGGTTCTCCGAGCGGATGCCGAGCGCCTGAAGGATCGCTTCGAGCTGCTCTTCCTGTTCGACGGTCTCGATCGCGCCGTTGAACAAGACCTTCCGGGTGTTGTCGGTACCGCCGTTCTCGTAGGCAGCCGCGCCGCGGTTCAGATGGCTGATCTCGATGCCGCGGCTGTCGCCCATGGCGGCATCGAAGGCGCGGAGTGCGCCGGTCTCTTGATCTGTGCGGTTCATCTTCAGATGCCCGCGATGTCGATGCGCACAAAATCGCCGTCCCTCACGGCGTGCAGGTAGAATCCGGCCGATACGTCGGCGGCCATGATGTTTCGTGCCTCCAGTTTTACAACCATCGCGCAGACGGCATCCTTCAGCGCCGCGAGACTGTGTGCTTCGGCAGCGTCGATGATGACCGCGCGCTGCACTTTCTTTTTGGTCTTCGCCATTCTCTTCTCCTTCGGTGTTAGGCCGCGCTCACACGCGCGGCGATCTTCAGTTGCAGTTGGAAGTTCTCGTCGGCGCCGAGCGCCTCGATGTCGGAATGGTCGCGCGCATCGAGCGCGGCACCGGATGCCATGCGGGCCTGCGCCCAATGCCAGAAGCCGATGTCGTCATTCGGGAAACTCGGCCGCTCGTAGCCGTCGCACGCGACCATGCGCGTCTGCGTTTCGATTCCTGAGAGCTCGGCCAGCACCTCGGCCGCGGTTTCGCGCTGTTCTGCCGTCGCCTCGACGGGCTCCGGTTCGATTCCTGCGTCGTCCATCGCGCGCGAGACGATCAGCTTCGGCGGGTGCGCAAGACGCATCGCCTCGCGCGCATCGTCGGTGAGATCGGGGCCAGCCTGCAGGGCGAGCAGGCGGCGATCGGCGGCGCTGCCGACCGGATAAAGCTTCTGGACCTTGCGCACGGTGTCGCGCATTTCGCGGGTGACGGCGCGCGCGTTGGCCTTCGCTTTCGCGGCCAACGCCATCAGCTCGTCGTTGGGGATGAACTCCGGGTCGAGCGCGACGCACAGGAACAGCTTGTCGGCCGCGTCGTAGACCGCGATGCGCGACTGGTCGTGCGGATCGTAGCGGACGGCGACCTTGCGGCCCATGTGGAAGCCGAGTGCCTCATGCACATAGTGTCGGCCGAAAGCCGCGACGCCCTTCTTCGCCACAGTGCGCAGGCCGCCTTCGCCGGGAGCGACGAGCAGCAAGCGATCGAGCGCGCGTTCGTCGGCGAGGCGCTTGACGTCGCCGGCATGGGCGAGCGCCTTCGCGAACGGCGGCATGGCTATGCCGTCGTGCGGGCGCTGCTCGTAGATCTCCGTCAGCCAATGATCGATGCGCGCCTGCAGCTCGGCCGGCGAGAGCTCCGCCTGGAACGCGAGGTTCGCATCCTCGCCGAAGCGGTGCGCGAAGCTCCTGCGGTTCTCGATGCCGCGGCGTTCGGCGACGTTGTGGCCGAGATAGCCCGGAAGGTCCTCGAACAGATCGTGCAGGATGGTCTTGAAGAAGCGCTCGATGTGGCCCTTCTGCTCTGGTGAGAACGGGCGCGACAGCTCGACCGCGATGCCGAAGTCGGCGCAGAACGCCTCGACACTGCGGTTGGAGAATTCCTTGCCGTTGTCGGCCTTCAGCACCGTTGGCAGTCCGAAGGCGAGGATCGCGCGGCGTAGCACCGCCATCGTGGCGATCGCGCGCGGCTGGTCGGAGACGACGATGCGTGCGCGGCGGGTGAAGACGTCGATGACGGCGGTGAGCTTCACGCGCGCGCGGCGGCCTTCGTAAACGCACATCACGTCGCCGGGCGTGGCGTCGATCTCCCATAGCGAGTTGATGCCGCCCTGCTCCGCGCGGCGCGACAGCGAGCCGAAGGCGGGCTGATGATGCGAGCGCGCGCGGTCGGGATCGGTGAGCGCCTTGACCAGCGCCTTGTTCTGGCCGCGCAGGCCTTGAAGGAAGAGCTGCAGCGTGCGGAGCGGGATGACGCGGTTCAGATCGCCTTCGATATCCTCCTGGATGGCGGAGGCCGAACGGTGCGGACGCGCCGCGAAATTGGCGATGACGTAGTTTTTCAGTTCGAGATCGCGGTCGAAGACGCCGGAGCCATCGGGTCTGCCGCGCTTGTCGCGCAACGCGGCGGTGCCAGTGCCCGTCTTCAGCGCGCGCCACCACACCCGCACCTGATGCGGCTTCGCTTCCGGTACCGCCTGTTTCACCCAGTCGGGCAAGCGGATCGTGCGCGGCAGTTTATAGGCCGCTGAGAACGCCTTCAGGCCCTTCGCCGTGGTGAGCTTGCGCGCGGTGATGAAGTCGCGCGCGGCAATCGCCACCTGCATGCGGGCCTCGGCGATCAGATCCTTTTCGGCAGCGCGCGCGGCGGGCGGCATGGCGAGTTGGGCGGCCTGCGCGATGCCGTGGCGCTTGAGGTATTCCTCGCGCGCCGCTTCGGGCAGCGACGTCCAGTTAAACTCCCGGCCGCCGCCGCGACCGGAGCGCTTGCGGCTGGCGATTGACCCGTCGCGCAGCGCGCGCTGGATGTGACGTTCGGTGAATTCAAAATCCGGTAGCGCTTCGGCTGCAGCCTCGGCGGCGGTGAGCCATTATTTTCCGGTCGGTGGCGCGAAGTGGATCACAGCTCGAATGCCCCTTGTACTGGTACGACCTTCGGATGGTCTGGGCAGTGATCGACATCGGGGCCGACGCTGACGGCGCAGCCGTCACAGAGCGGGCGGTCACAGGTGCGTTTGCGGCGCGTCTGTTGGCCACCTCGAATGATCGGCTCGTCGAGCTTGAAATCGCACAGCTTCGTCGACGGCGCGCCGCATTGGCATTTAGGGCGGCGCGGTCCGCGAGAGCAGACGATCGCCGTTTCGCCTGTTGGGAGCGTGATCGTCTCGCAGATCATGCGCGCCCCTTCCGCTTGTAGCGTGCGTTCAGGCGCTCGATGTGCAACGCAGCGAGTCCGAGCCGAAGGTGCATGCTCGGCGCATCCCTCAGGATTTGAAACAGTGCAGAACGGTCTGGGCTCTCATCAGCGAGGTGGAAGTCCTCCTCGCCCTCGATCACGACGACCGGCCGCTCCGCTCCACCGCGCGCGACGTTTCCGAGCAGGCTCATGCGCGCACCACCGAAGAAGCGGACACGCGGGAGGAGTCGTTCTCCCGCGTGTCCTGATCGCGCTGCCGATCGACGGCGCTTTCGCGCGCAACGCGATCAATCTCGTGGAACAGAGGCGCCGGTCCCGAACGCACGAAGCGGCGCGCGTCATCCGGCTTGGTTAGACGGCGCTTCGTGCCGGGCGGGATCGCCATCAACTCGGGCGCGCGCAGCTGCGGCCATTCCTTGTCGAAGAAGAACCACGCATAGGCCGTGGCGCTGCGGGCCACCGGGTCGAGGCGGCCCAACACAAGCGGGACTCTCTCGACGAAGCAGGCGACGTGGCTGAGCGGATGTTCGCCCCGCCAGAGCAGCGAATACCGCGCTTCACTTTCGAGGAAGGCGAGCCGCGCGAACACGGCGACGCCACGGCGGGCTTCGAGGAGTGCGCGGCGGATGAACTCGGCCGCAGGCTCGAACGGCGGGTTCATGATGACCCAGTCGCAGGCGTTCACGCCCCGTCTGTTTGGATCGAGATAGTCGCGGGAAGAGCCGTAGCCGTAGTCGTAAACATCAGACGCGCGGACGCTGGCGAAGTATTCGGTGAGCACCATCGCCATGTGGCCTTCACCGCAACAAGGATCGAGCACTTCGCGCGCGCGCGGATCGAGAAACTTGACGAGCTCAGCGCCCGCGCGTGTTGCCCACGGCCATGTCGGAAAAAATTCCAGCTTGCGATTGCGCGCCGTTACCGGATCGTCGCCCTCGATCACCTTCGGCCCGCATTGGGCCATCACCGCTGCTTGCCCCTTCGCCCGCGTCATGCTCAGCCCATTGCCAGCGTGTTGAGAGCGTCAAGCATCGCAGCGAGGTCGAGCGCGATCAGAAACACGGCGCCGAGGAAGATCACGAGACAGACGCCTGCAGCGACGTCCTTGAGCCAGACCATCAGTTCCCCCCGATGAGAAGATTGAGCAGAGCGCCTGCCGCGATCGCGACGACGCAGAGCGTGAGAAAGAGACCCGTGATGCCGAGCGCGCGGATCATGCGGCCCTCCGCGCGCGATAGCGGTCGGGCCAGATATTTTCGGCGGGTTCATCGACTGCCTCAGCGATCGCGTGCTGGACCCGCTGCGACGGCCTGTTCTTGACTTTGCTCACCGCTTGCGGGGAGATTTCCAGCCGTGACGCGAGGGCAGAGAGCGTGATCCCACGCTTTTCGAGCTCGCTTTTAATGTCCGGCCAATCCCAGTGCTTCATGTCTTCACCCAACGGCTCAAAATCCAACCCGGCATGGTTAAGATTTCAACCATCGTTGGGTGGATTTGGGTGAAAAGTCAACCCGGTGATCGGGTGAAAAAACCACATTCCGGGTGAAAATGAAGACCGTTGGGGGGCGACTTCGATCTGCAAGAGGCAGTCTCAGCCGTGAGGAGGCCGGTGCCCGGCTGGGAATTCACCCGAACACGCTTGCCCGATACGAATCGGACGAGCGCGAGGCGCCGCGGACAGTCTTAGAAAAGGCGGCGAACGCGTATGGCGTCGCGCTGTCGTGGCTCAAAGCCGGCGACGGCCAACCGGCATCAGCGCGTGAAGACGCTCGCGCCTTCGACAGCCCACACTCCAGCGAGCGCGATGATGATCAAGTGATGATCCCTGTCCTCGACATCCGCGCGAGCGCGGGGACCGGACAGCCCGTGGAGAGCGAGCTTTCCGTTGGCACCATGACGTTCGATCGAACGTCGCTGATCGCACACGGCGTCAATCCGAAGGGCGCGCGCCTGGTCCAGGGCCAGGGCGATTCTATGTATCCGACCATTCAGGACGGCGACCCCCTTCTGATCGACATCACCGATCGCGAGACGCGCGACAAGGTCTTCGTCATTCGCCGCGGCAGCGAGCTGCTCATCAAGCGGCTGCAGAAACACTCCGATGGGTCGGTGTCGCTGTTGTCGGACAACCCGACCTACGCACCCGAGCGCCTGCCGCGCGATGAAGCCGACGAGCTCGAAGTGATCGGCCGCGTCGCGGTCGTGCTGCGGTCGATTTAGGCGAACGCGCCGCGGAACGTTCTAGCGGCCAAGTTTGTCGACGTATTCGAGCTTCTTGCTGACCGAGGCGAACTGAACACAGAGCTGCGGATCGATTGCTCCCGACGCGGCATTGGCTCTCATGCATTTGACGGCGAGCTCTTCCGCTTCGGAGTGCGCGATGCCCGTCTTTTCGGCGATGTCGTCTATCATCGTGTCGACCTGGTCAGGGGTTAGGCCCGATCCGAAAATCTGCGAGGCGTTGTAGGCGTCCGTATTGCTGCCGTTGAAGCTGCCTCTTCCCATCGTCGAACCTTTGATGGCGAGCAGAATAATCACCACAACGACAGCAGCAGCGATCCAACCCACCACGCGAAAAAACTTGCCAGCCCCTGATCGAGCCATGGCCGGGGTGAGACCCCGCCCGCAATGCTTGCAGACGATCGCTTCGGCGTTGATCTCCTCAGCACAGAAGGGACAGCGTTTTGTCGCGGGTATCGTGCCGGCTGCGCTGCTCAT